CAAACGGATGTTGATACATGAAAATGCCATTGGTGCTTGGGAAGCCTTCACAGCATGCATTCATTGCATGACTTGTGGGGAATTGCCCCAGAATCAGATAATGACTTGTTTCACAAAACGGGAATGTTATCCAGTTACGGGCTCAGCTTCTAAGTATCCTTATGGCGATCATCAAGATGCTCTGTCTTTTTATTCCTCTTTTATGGGGGAGGAGAAGGCTCATAAGCTACTTTCAACTCCGGCTTGTGATGACCAAGCTATGCGCGACATTTTCCATTCCGTTGATGGTTTGAAAGTGAAGATCAAATCTAGGCTTGTTTCTAACTTGCCTGGTTCCATCAATGTTGCTTTCAGGATGCTATTGTTACCAATTGTCTACCTTTTCAGCAATTATCCCATTGAGTTCGATATGGTTGCTGGTCTTGATATGGGTTCATGCCATTTTGAGCAGAGCACTAATCAAATTTTCCATGAGGGTTATGATCATCAAACCGGGGAGCATTTCGTTTTTGACGCCGATGTTAGCGCCTGGGATAAGATTATGCCATCCTCACTGACGAGAGAGACTTTGACCATTTTCATTGAGCTTGTTTTGGGCATACACAGGAAGTATGGCACTTACAATGATAGATTGCTTGTCTTTGCCGAGACTCTTATGAGTTGGTGGGACAGTATGACCTTGTTTTATTCTGGGATATTATTGCCCATTTCAGTCATGCCTTCGGGGTTTGTGATGACATTACCTATGAATTCAGCGATGAATCAGCTATTGGCTATTTGCAATGTTCTCCGCTTTGCTGAAAAGAAAGGCTTAGAACCTCCGCTGGATTACACTACCTGGATTCGTCATAAAGCTTTGGGCGATGATAGTCAAACAGCGGTGAAACAGGCGCTGGTTGAGGCTTGTCGCGATGCTGGAGTGGATGTGTATAGTGCCATTGATTATTCCGAATGCAACGCTGACTTTGGTATAACTTCTACCATGGGAGATAAGACTGGAGACCTTGGTGATTTGAGGTTTCAAGATCCCATGAGGTTGGTTTTCTTGCAGCACGTCATGTTCTATTTGTTCATTCCCGCTTATACTCTCGAAGAAATTGAGGAGGATTCTAGCAGGAAAGACAAGAAGATACTCGTTGGCGCTTCTCCATTGAAGGCTCCGGTTCTTGTGAAGCTTCTTGCTAAACAGGACTCCACATCGGAAGTTGAACCCATGTTTCTCTTGAGGGACCAAGTTGCCATAGTTTTGTTTGAGCTTGTTCCTTATGGGAAGCGGAGATTTGATCGTTTTGTTGTTGCCATTAGGAATTTCCGTGATCCTGTGTGGAAGAGAGAAGAGTTTGGTGTGGAATATGAGGATCTGCTGAGCTGGAATTATTGGCTTGACCGCTATGTCAAGAAATTCTGCAGGCACGGTCGTTTGGATCCTCATATTGAGAAACAGAGGCGTGAGAATTTTGCCTCTTTTCTCGCCTTGAAGGCAAAGTTGAATCCCAATGGGATTGACACTTTGTCTTATGAATGAGGCTTTTCTGGAGTGTTGGCGCGCTCCTTTTAAATATTCGCCAATGTGTTGAGTCTCGGCGCACTCACTTTAAATATTACGCCGGTGCTTGGCCGCACGGACGGATCCCCTGGATTGTCTTAACAGCCCGTTCCTATCCCTGATTCCGCTTGGCTTATCCGTTTGCAAGTAAGGCGGGGATAGTAACGTATAGGATATTTAGTTGTGCTAGTGCGGGAGAATTGATCGATTCCCGCACCTTAATATTGATCTACTAGCTTAACAGAAACACAAACGACTGCTGACGTTCAAATTCAGCAGACTTTCGCTTTCGATGATAGCGAACAGCAGTTTATTCAAACTGTGAGGGATGGTGAGGATCCATCCCATGATTGGGGTTCATATTCGGATGTAGACCTGAAAAATTGGCTTGAGCGCCCCATATTGGCTGCTACCAAGGTTTGGAATGTTGGGGATCCTTTCCCTTCGATATATTTCAACCCATGGTCAGCCTTTTTGGATAGCCCTAGTGTTGCCCAAAAACTTTCAAATTTTTATTTGCTCCGTTGCAAGATGCACATGAAGGTTATAGTTAATGGGTCACAAATGCACTATGGCAGAGGGTTGATTTCTTATCGCCCACTTCTGACGGTCCCAGGTGAGAGGTATCAGCCCGATACTGGCAACGGTGGACCCTTTGCTCAGATACCCTACGCCTGGTTGGGCTCATTTGGTCTCCAAAATGCTGAAGATGTCTGCATCATGACCCAGAGTCAGTGGCCTAAGATCTTTGTTGATCCAGGCCAGTCAATGGGGGGAGAGATGGAGTTTCCGTTCTTTTTTGGGGCTAACTGGTTTAGAATCCCCAATCGTGATTGGGTAGCCAATCCTTCCGCAGTTGACACAGG